TGGCGGTATCACTACTGGTCTTGCTGGTATTGAGGCTGCGGGGTCTGCTGCTGCGGCTGGAATTTTGGCGGTGGCGGGGGCTGCGGCGGCGTCGGTGGCTGTGGTGGCTGCGATTGGTGCTGCTGCCGCGGTTGTCGGGAAGCAGTTTTATGACTTGGGGGCTGACGCTGACGAGTTGAACGACAAGCTGGCCATTAAGACTGGCGGCTCGGTTGAAGAACTGGCGGCGCTGAAGGATTCCATTCAGCGGATGGGCACAACGAATGTGCCGTTGGGGTTCAGTCAGATCGCTGACGTGGCGGTCGACGTCACCCGGAACTTGAAGTTGACCGGGCCTGCGTTGGAGGAAGTGTCCAGCCGGATCGCCAATTTGGGGCGGATGACTGGCGAAGCGATCAACGTGAAGAAGTTGGGCCAGGCGTTCAAGCAGCTTGGCGTTGAGGGCACCGATCAGGTCACTGCACTCAATCAGCTAAATGAGACTGCCCAGGACACCGGTTTGAGTATCAACGACATGGTGTCGTCGTTGGCGTCGGGCGGGTTGCAACTTAAAGAAGCAGGGTTGACGTTCGGGGAGTCGGCGGCACTGCTCGGCCAGCTTTCCGACGCCGGCATTGATGCGCAGAAAGTTTTGCCCGGTCTGACGGTGTTCCTGCGTAACGCCGCGAAAGAGGGGAAGCCGACAGCGGCGGCGTTTAAGGACGCCACAACGCAGATCAGCGAGCTGGTCAAATCAGGGAAAGAACTTGAAGCTAAGCAGCTCGCCGGGAACCTGTTCGGGCGTAGCTCAATCCCGCTGTTTGAGGCCATCAAGAACGGCACCCTTGACCTAGACAACTTGTCGAGTGCGTTCGACGGAACCGTTGAGGACATCAACGCTTTATCTTTGCGGACTAGCGACTGGTCTGAGCGGTGGACTCTTTTAAAGAGTCAGATCGGCGTGGCGTTGGAGCCGTTCGGTACTGCGGTCTTTGATGGTGTTAACACGCAGCTCACACAGTTGGCGGATTGGATTACCGCCCATCAAGAGGAGATTGTCGGGTTCTTCGTCGATCTTGGTAGTGCGGCGCTTACCGCCGCCGACTTTGTGCTTGAGGGTGTTGGCCAGATGGTGCAGGGCCTCGGTGAGCTGATCGCCCCGATCGGCGATGTGATCGGTGCGTCCAACACACTTATGGCGGCGCTTGCCGACATAACTGGAAACACGGAAGAGGCAGATCGGCTTCGTAAGCAAGCTGAGGGCTATTACGCGTGGGGTGAAACGCTGACCAAGGTTGGTCAGGCTGCCCGGGACTTCGACCCCACGGGGATGAAAGCCGGCTTGGTCGGTTTGGGCGACGATGCGATGCGCCTAGCCCGCGAATCCGCCAACGCCAAAGGCAACGTCGACCTGCTAGCCACCGGGATCACCACGCTGCCCGACGGCACAGTGACCATCAACGACACCACCCCGGAAAACATTAAGCGGGTTCAGGATCTCGGCTACGAGGTCACTAATCTTCCCGATGGCAGTCTGACGATCAGTGTGGTCTACCGGGATCAGAACGGTAACGCGATCGACCCGTCGCAACTGGTTACGCCCCGGTCGGGGGCCGTGGATTCCGGCGGGGCGCCGATCTACGGTGGGCGTGCTGACGGTGGCCCGATTTACGGTGTCGGCGGGCCTCGCGCCGACAATCAACTGATCTGGGCGTCCCCGGGCGAGCACATGCTGACTGCCCGCGAGGTGTCGCGGATGGGTGGGCACCAAGCGGTCTACCGGTTCCGGAACGCCATCAACACGGGCATGTTGGGGCGGTTCGCTGACGGCGGTGCGATTGATGGCACCACGCCGGGGCCGCTGACCCCCGAGCAGAGCAACATTGTTGCCGCGTTCACCGCCGCGCTGCGACCCATCACGGAGTCGCTGAACGCCATCAAGGTGGCGCTTGATACCGGCCTGTCGGGTGTCAAGGATGCGGTTGCGGCACCGAACAAGGCGGTCACGTCGGCAATGTCGTCGGTGCGAACCGCGACCGCCCCAGGCGGGTTCGACGCCGCACTGCTCGCCAAGGTGCCCAAGGGCGGCTACTACGACTCTTCCGGCGACCTGTCGAAAGGTTTAGCTGACTGCACCAGCGGTCTAGAAGACCTCGTTAATATCATCGACGGCAAGTCCACGGCAGGTAGGTCGTTCGCTACCAACGCCGACGTGGGCGGCTCTGCCGCGACGTGGCTGACAGCTAACGGGTTCATGCCCAACACGACCGGGGCGAACATTCCCGGTGCCTTCAACATCGGCTTTAACAGCCACCACGCCGAGGGCACGTTGCCGAATGGCACGAACGTCAACTATGGCAGCAACGCTTCAATCGCTTCTGGCGGCACGGCTGGCGCCCAAGGTGCGTTCGCTCCAGGGCTGACGTCGCAGTATTACCGGCCAATTAGTGCGGCGGCGGCTGCGGCCGACGATTTGACGAAGTCGACACGCGAACTATCGGTGGCGCAAACCGATCAGACCGACATCCTGAAAACGCAGCAAGACGCGTCGGCGGCCGCACCCGCGAAAGCGGAGCCGTTCGATTACACCTCGCTGCCGCTTGGCGATCCTCGGCGCATCGCCGCGCAGGGGTTTATGGGTGCTGGCGGTACGGCTGAGGAGTTCGCCGCTTTGATGGGTGGCAACGCGGGACCGGCGGCGCAGAACGCGGCGGCGTCGGCGACGGCGTCGGTGTTGCAGAGCGCGGCGCAGCCGTTCGGCGCGGTGGCCGGGGATGCGATCGCCGCAGCCGTCGCACCATCCCTGATCCCTACCGGCACACCGACCGCACCGGACACCGAAACCTCCAAGCTGCTCGCCGAACGCAATCCCGCGGTGCTTGGGAAGCTGGCCGGATATGACGTACCGGATTACACCCGCCAAGGCGGCGACCCCGGCCAGGTGATGGGCAACACCGGGCCAGGGTTCAACGCCAACGGCCAGATGATGTCCGACATCTCCGCCCTCATCGACCGCACCTTCACCAACATGGAGGCCGCGAACAAAGCCCGCCAAGACCAACTGCTGGCGATACTCGCGCAGATCAAACAGCAAGTCGCCACCGAAGTTGTGGCCCCGGTAGTGGAAGCATCCACCACCGCCGCCCTGACTGGCATCGCCGCCGACATCGGCACCTCAATGGGTGAGACAGCCGGCCCGATCATCGCCGACAAGACCGCCGCTGCTGTTGCCGCATCGTCGGGGGGGTCATCGTCCGGGCCGCTCGGATTCGCTGGTGGTGGCGGCATTTATGGCGGCACACCGGGCAAGGACTCTGTGCCGGCGATGCTGATGCCCGGCGAGTACGTGTTGACGACCCGCGACGTTGCCCGCATGGGTGGCTTTGCCGGGGTGGAGCGCCTCATCGGCGGGCTGCAAGCCAACGGGCGCATCCAATACTTCGCCACTGGCGGCGGCGTGGGACGCGCCACGACAGGTAACCCGCAAGGCGGGCAGAACGTCAACTCCACTGTTGGCGCGGATTTCTTCGGCGTGTCGCAAATCCCGGTCTTGGCGCTGGCGATCAACGCACTCACCGAAGTGTTACTCACGTTGATCGGTGTGGAGATCCTGCAACGCGATGCCCTCATTGAGGTCGGCAAAGAGTTCAAGGACTTCCGCGGCGACTTCAAAGCGTTCGACGCCGCCGGCCGAATCAAGAACGATAATTCTGGGCTGTCTGATCGCACTTCGTCGAGTGAGAAGCAGGCCGCCGATGAGCGCCTCCGCATCTTGAAGCTGGTCATTAACGGCATCGTCAAGTACGTCATTGAGAAGATCATCGTGCCTTTGGGGAAGGCGATCGGCAACGCTGTGGTGTCGGCGTTGGCTGGCGCGGCTGGTGGTGCGATTGCGGGTGCTGGTGGTGGTTTCGCGAGTGGCATTGTGTCGGCGGCGGTGTCGGCGGCGGGCCAGGTGGCGATTGATATTGCGGCTGAGGTGTTCACGATCGCCGCCGAAACGTTCATCGACATCGGCCTTGAGGCTCTGGGCGAGTTTGTTCAGACGGTGTTCCCAGGGTTGACCACCGAGTTGTTTGGTGGCGCTCTGATGGAGCAGATCGCCGGGCCGGTGTCGGCGGTGATGACGGGTGCGATCGGCGTTGTGACGAGCGCGATCGGTAACTTGATGGGCAACCTTGGCGGCCTGTTTGCCGGGTTCCTGCCTGCGTTGCAGGGCTTTTTGGCGGGGTTTGCGCCGTTGACGTTGTCGTTGTCGGCCGTGGTGGGTGTGCTGTCGTCCATTGCGGCGGTGTTGCAGCAGATTTTCGGCGGCTTGGTGAGTTTGGGGATGTCGATTGCGGCGCCGATTGTGGCGGCGGTGACGTCGGTGCTGGGCGGGTTTACGTCACTGAATGTGTCGATGGCGGGTATCACGAATGTGCTTGCGTCGATTGCCGCGATTTTGCAGCAACTCTTTGGTTCGCTGCTCAATTTGGGTGCGGGTATTGCGGCACCGATTGTGTCGGCGGTGTCTTCGGTGATGTCGTCGGTGTTGTCGGCGCTGTCTGGGTTTACGTCGTTGAATGTGTCGTTGACCGGGATCACCAATGTGTTGTCGTCGATCGCGGCGGTGTTGCAGCAGATCTTCGGTTCGCTGTTCAACTTGGGTTCGGGGATTGCTTCGCCGATCGTGTCGGCGGTGACGTCGGCGGTGTCCGGGTTAAACCCGCTTGTGTCGAACTTGAACCTGACAACGAACGCTTTGGGCGGCGTTGCGCAGGTGTTGACCGGTTTGGCCCCAAATCTGGGCAGTGTGGTGTCGTCGTTCGGGGTGACGGGTGCAGCGTTGTCCACGGCGATGGGTGGTATTGCGACCTTGGCCAGTGCGGTGAATCCGCCGAAGGCCACCGTTAATCCTGTTGCGGCAGCAGCCGCCTCCACGGTGTCCACCGTGAACCAGTTGACCGCGGCGTTGGCGTCGGGTGTTACGAAGCCGACCACCAACACCACGGTGAACGCCCCGATCACGGTGATCTCGGCTACGGCCGCCACCCCGGGCAGGATCGTTAATAGCCTCCAAAGACTGACGGGATAGGGCCATGACCTATAGGGGCTATTTCGCACTTGACGGCACAGAGTTTGCGAACTCTTCGCGTATCGCCGCGCACCTCGGCAAGCAGGTGCCCCAAAACGACGCCCAAGTGTTTGCCCCCGCCGGCCGCGCCAACCCCGGCGACTGCAACCCGCCCGCCGTGGACGACGGCCTCGCCCCCATCACCGGTGGCGTCGAGGTGTCCGAGAACCTATACACCCCCCCTAATGGGGCTGAACGGGTCTCTCCCGGCCTCGCCACCATCGACCAATGCTGGGAGCACCCCCCAATGTGTGGGTGCCGCCTGAACGTCGTGGTAGACGATTCCTGGTCCGGTATGCGCGAACTGCTCGAGCAGCCGCCGTACCGCATCGAATTAGCGCCGTGGCACAACGCCCAATACCCGGAGTCGGGGGAGTTTGTGGGTGTGTGGGTGACGAAGGTGGACGGCTTGGATGTGACGCCGATCAGCCGCAAAGTCACCGAGATGACCGGTAGTGGTGGTGTGGCTGGGCGGGCCCGCGATACGGCCCGGGTGATCACCTTTGAGGCCGTCCTGGTGGCGTGCACGTCGGCGGGGTTGCAGTACGGCTTGAACTGGCTGTCGTGCCAGTTGCGGGCAACCAACGATGCGGACGGGTCGGTGCTCGAGTATTTGGCCGCCCATCCCGGTGGCAGTGCGGTGGATCCGGGTTCGTTGTGGCGTGAGGCGCATGGTGTGGTGCTGACGAGCGCCCCAGAGGTGGGCGAGTCCACGGGTGGTGGCCGGGATCAGCAGGCCACCATGTACAGGGTTTCGTGGGAGATGACCGCGGCGAGCCCGTATGCGTTCCGGCCGGGTGCCACAGTGATCGTCGACTGGGACACCGTGACAAATCAGCCGGTGAACTGGGTGCACGATGCGGGCTGTGAGCGCCCGGAGTCGTGTGCGGACATGCCGGTGCTGTTCTCCACGAATTGTGTGCCTGAGCTTTTGCCCGAGGTCACCAGCCCGCCCCCGGTGTGCGGCGGCTGTCTACCGGTGGGCGGTTTGGAGTCCTTCAAGTTCCATTTGCCCACGTTGTCTGCGCCGGAACGGTGCCGATCAAGCGCGGTGAGCGTCACGATTCACAACACTGGGGAAGAGCCGCTCAGCTTGCAAGGGTTCTTCCGGCCCACCCCGGAGGACACCCGCTGCGAAGACACCTGGTTCCCATTCCAGATCAACGGTTTGGTGGCGGGCGCAACGATCCATTTGGATGCGATCACCGGCCGGTTCCATGCTGTCTATGACGGGTTGAAGCGCCGCCCTGTCGGCGTGGTGGGCACACCGTCGGGTGCGCCGTGGCGGCCGGCGATGATCAACCGCTTCGACGACTGGGACTTCATCTGCCAGACGGTGCCGGGTGCGGTGTTTGAGATTGAGCTGACCCTGCACGATCGCGAACCGTGATGCGGATTGTTGGCGGCCAGGTGGCGTCGGTGCACACTGTGTCGGGGGTGCAGTTGTATCAGTTCGGTGGCCCGGATTTGGAGTCGTTGTCGTGGCGGCGTGAGTTGTGTGAAACGTCTACCGCGCAGGTGGTGGTGCCGACGGGGCTGCTTGAGGATGTGACGCCGTGGCTGCATTGGCTGTCGGTGTGGGATGAGGACAGTGGCGACCTGTCGTGGACGGGCCCGATTCAGACGGTTGAGATGGGTCGCGAATCGACTTTGATCGCGGCGTCGGATGTGTCGGCGTTGATGGGCCGCACCAGGGTACCGCTCACCAAAGCGTGGGAAGCCACCGACCCGGCACTGATTGCCGCCGAGCTGTGGCGGTCCATGTTGGAGGCGCAGCGCCTAGTCGGGGCCCCGGTGGTGCGGCGGGATCCGCTCAATGATCCGTTCAACTTTGAGTGTGTCGCGGACTCTGCCATGTTGGATAAGACTTTTGATGACCTTGTCGGATTGGGTTTGTGCTGGACGGTTGTCGCCGGAACCATGTTCCTGGGGCCAGCACCGAGGGTATCTATCGCCGGCCTCGGTGAGGACGACTTCGTTAACGGTGATTTGACGTTGGTACGGGATGGGACGCGCACATTCACCGACGTCCTGGTCCGTGCCGCTGATGATCAGACTCGGGCGCGAACGAACCTGGGCGGTTTGAACCTTCAGACCATTGTGGATGTGGACAGCCTGTTTGGTGTGTCGAATGCGGATCGGGCAGCTAGGCAGTATTTGCGGTTCTGTTCTGAGATTCGTCAAGCGGTGCGACTCGACGGGTCTGCGGTGTTACACCCTGCCGCGCCCGTCACCATCGCGTCCCTCGTCCCGTCTGCGCGGGTGACGGTGGCCGCCTACAACGTCCTAACCCCAATGGAAATTCAGACCGTAGAAGTGAACCAGGACGCCGAGGACACCACCGTCGCGGTCGGCCTTGAGTCAATCGAGGACAACCCCCCAGAGTTAATTCAAACGCAGCGACCGAATGGGTAGGCAATGACTGATAACACGCCAGGCCGTCGTGGCCGCCCCCCGCGCAACGATCCTGAGTGGGCCCGCGACATCCAACGCCGCGTCGAAGAGTTGGAGAACTCCACCAGCGTCCGCATCGGCAACTGGGTGCTCAACGTGAAAGACGGGAACCTTGTGGCGTCCACCATGTCCGGGGTAACAGTGGTGCTCGCTGAGTCGCCGACAACAGCAGCCACCACCCGCTCAGCGATGCCAGGGCGCGGCGAAACCGCCGGGCCGCAACCAGAAACGGCCACACCCATCGACCGTAAAGTCGAATCGTGACCGACTTCGTAAGGCCGAACGTCTGCCTAGACGAGCACCTGAATGTGGAGAACGGTCTGCTCCAGCTTGAGAAGTGGTCGGTGCCGCGCCTTGTCGCCGATCTGCGGGCCGAGTCTGCCGGCGACGGATCGTTGGCATCCACCATCGCGTTACCCGGAAAGCTACTGATTCAGGCTGAGGTTGGCTGGACGAACGACAGCCCCGTCGACATGATGCTGCTCATCCGGGTTATTCGGTCGTGGCGTGGCTGGCTGACCTCCAACCCGAACGCTATTCAGTTCCGTGATCGCTGGACGTGGGCTATTGACCGCGAACCGTCCATCCCGGTCACGACCGGCATCTACAACTCGCAGTGCGGCTCCGCGATCGACGTCGGCACCAACTCGGTGTCGGAACCCAACCCGGGCCGGCAGTGGGTGTGGACACCCACAACCATGTCTGATGAGTGGGTGGGGCCGCTCGCACCCGGCCAACGGTTGAACGTGCACTACCGCACCTACGTGTGGACCCCGCCACCGTGGTCCGACAACGCCAACAAGAACAGTCCGCAGCACCAAGCCGCAGCCCGCTATAGCCGTGTGCAGTTGCAGGCGTTCCCAACTCAAGGAAGTTTGGTGGTGGGGTGATCAAAGTCTGTGTGGATGACTACATGCTTGCCACGCCTGGCGCGGTGGGGATGCGCCGCAACTGGTTTCCGAGGATTGTGTCGGAGCGGTTCCTCACCTCGAGCCGGGACGGGGAGATTAAACGCTGCCCCGATCCGGTGACAATGATTGAGGGCGACCTGACTTGGTTCAACAACAGCCCTGATGACCAGGAGGTTGTTGTGCAGGTGTTGCGGGCTCCGCGCACGGTGGTGGCGCAGTCCCCGACGACGGTGGTGATCCACGACGCCTGGTCCCACGCAGTCGGTGTGGATCCGACCGCCGACTACCCATCGGTCATGCAAGACACGATGGGCGGCCGGATGCAGATCGACCGCCCCGAAACGGTAGCCGCGGATTTGCGGTACTCAAGGTTCTTTTTTGATACCGATACCTGCCAGGAGTGGGTGCCGATTGGTGTGGTGCCGTCGATGCAACTGCTGCACTTCAGGTATATCGCTGCGGTTCAGACGCCGGGGGTGTGGACGACACCGTCAGAGTTTGAGCCGTCGTGGGAAGCCCACGCACGGTGGGCGAGGTTGTTGGCTTTTGCTACTCCGGTGGGGTCGAAGTGACGACACCTACTGATCATTTCGACGTGTCGGATGGCTCGTTGTCGCCGCAGCCGTGGATGCAGATGCGGCATGTGGCTACGTCGGAGACGCCGTCGGTGGCCCGCACCTATGCCTCAACGGGTGGGGTCAACAAGAACGAGCAGCTCCAAGTTGTGTCGGTGTCGTGGACGAATAACACGCCGCTGTCGCAGTGGTCGTATGGGATGGTGCATCACGGTGGTTCGGCGGTGGCGTTGCAGGCCCGCAGCCGCGGCTACATCAAGGTGTCGCATTCGTTGACTGTGGGCTTGGCGCCCAAAGCCAACCCCCCGAATCCGTTGACTGAGGTGTCGCGGTTCGGTGGTGGCGCTGACATTGGTGTGGGTGGCCTCTTGGGCATTGGCACCGATTTTGCGATGCATGAGGTTCGGGCCCATTCCAGCACGGTGCCGTTGATGCCGCACGTCACGGGCTGGACCGAAGTGCCGCCCGGGCACACCATCACCGGCACCGTTGAGGTGCGGTTTGTGTCGGAGAAGTGGGAAGCCACGTCGATCACCAACGGGAAATCGAATACCGACTGCACTGTGCTGGCCGGTGATGTGCGGATCGACTTGTGGGCCGTACCGATCATTGAGGATCCGCCGGCCCGCACAACCCCAACCATCATCGGGTCAAACGCCAAGATGGAATCCTCAAAGTCGGTGACCGTGGCCACCCCAGCGGGCACCCAATACGGCGACGTCCTGCTAGCAATCGTCGGAAACAACTTTGGTGACGCGACGGCAATCACGGCCCCGGCTGGGTGGACGCTGCTGCACGCCGTGAACAACAACAAGTTTGACTGGTTCACAAGCCACCTGTTCGTTTACGGCCGCCAGGTTTCTGCCACGGAGCCGAAGTCGCACACGTTTACGAATGCGTTTGGTGCTGAGCAGATTGTGCAGGTGATTGCGTTGCGTGGTGCTGTGGCCCCGTCGAGTGGGGTGGATGCGAACGGCTGGTCGATCGGGTCGACACGCACGAAATACAACGCTCGCGGCCAAATGCATGTTGCCCCGTCGATGGCAGTTGATGGGCAACTGCTGATCTGTGCGTCGTTCTTCGGCCTGGCCGACAACATCTTCGACGGATTTGGTGTGGTGCAGGTGAAGGATTCGCCGCCTGAGGGCATGTCTGAGCTGCTGAATTTGAATGGAACGAACTCAAATCTGTGTGTGGCGTCGTTGTCGGGGCCGCCGAATCCGACGCAGGAGCGGGTGTTTAGGACTGAGCCGCGGGCATATTTCGCGGGGGATGCGGTGTCGGTGGCGATTGTGGTCGCCGGCACCCAGCAGTTCTAGCCGTGTTCGATCCGCCCGCGGGATACTTGGACCTGATCGGTGATGCTGAGACTGCGCCGTTTTCGGAGCGGTTTGAGCCGTTGGTAGTGCCGGAGGTGGGGGTGTTGACGGCTCGGAGGCCGATGCCGTCGGGGTTAGCAGATTTGGCGATGGCGGCTAATCCGGAGGTTGCGGATGTGGACCGCTCCGATTACCTGGTGAACTTTGTGCAGAGCCATCTTCATGGTGACGAGTTGGAGCGGGTCTATGTCGCGATGATGGCGGGGGAAGCGCCCGTGGACAGCATTGAACGCATCGCCCGCGCTATCGCCACCTGGGGCACAGCCCGCCCATATTTGGCTGTGGTGACGCTAGCCGTTATGGCCGGGCATCATTGGAGAACCGTGAGGACATCCCTGGTCAAGTCAGGCATCAGCAATGTGATGCAACTTCCCACCATGCACATCTTGCTTGACACGATCGAGGCGGCGGTACTGGAAGCCATGCATGGGCAGCGCGACAGCGACTCAAAAGTACGTATCTTCGTAGATAGGCTTTACTCGCCGCTGTCTGATCCAGGCGCCCCGGCTGGCCCGCCTCGAGGGTTCACCGATGAGGACACCGAGGACAGCTTTGATGCGTTCGCGGCGGCGGCACGCTGATCCTGTCGGGCCTGTCGGTATCATTAGACGAAAGCGGCCCAGGCGGTGCTACCAACACCGTGGTCCTGGGCCTAACCGATTAGGAGATCGGCTATGGCCAAGCGTAACCCCCTTCCCTGCACGCCTGCGAACTGCGGCGAGAACTTCCCGGTCTGCGGAAAAACAAGCACCTACTCACACCGCAAGTGTCGGTGCGACTCATGTAGCGCGGCGGTATCTGAAGAGCGCAGACAGCACTACGCCAAGAAACGCGAGGCAAAGCTTGCGTACGCGAAACGTTATCGTGAAGACAACCGCCAGCAGGTCGCTGAGAAGAAGAAGCGTTACTACGAGGAGAATCGCGAAGCTGCCTGCGAAAAGCAGAAGCGGTATTACGCCGAGAACCGCGAGGCGTGCGCTGCGCAGGGGAAGCGATGGCGTGAAGCGAACCGCGAGAAGGTCGCTGAGGAACAGCTTCGTTACCGGGAAGAGAACCGCGAGAAACTTGCTGAGTATGCCCGTCAGTGGAGGCTCGCCAATCCCGACTATGCCCGTGAATACATGCGCGATTACTCGCCACGTTACCAAGCAGAAAACCGCGATAAGGTTCGTGCGAATCAGAAGCGATGGCGGCTCAACAACCCTGAACGCGCTCGGGAAAGCGCGCGTCTGGCATCTCATCGTCGCCGCGCCAGGATTTACGCAACCCAGGTGGTGGACTTCACGCCTGAGCAGTTGGAGCAGAAATTCGCCTACTACGGGCACTCTTGCTACCTGAAGTTGCCGGGCCTGTGCACGGGTGCGTTTGATCAGATTGAACACGTCAAACCTTTGAGCAAGGGCGGCGCTCACCTACTCGCCAACTTGAGACCATCATGCGAACCATGCAACTCTCACAAACGTGCGAAGTGGCCGTTCAAGTTCGCGGCCTAGCCAACCCTGCCGGGTGCACCGCAGCTTAATACCGTGTGCTCATGACAGATTTGTGGGTGGCCTACGACCCGGCTAAAGAACCTGGCGACCGGCTAGCGCCCGAAGTCGTTGACGAGATCCAGATCATTGCGCAGGCGGGCGTGGACTCTGTGGTGGGCTCCGCTGATCTTGAGGACGGCGCGGTCACCACTCCCAAGATCGCTGACCTAGCCGTCACGGCGCCTAAGCTGGCGAGCAACGCGGTCACAACGTCCAAGATCGCCGGGAACGCCATCTCAAGCGACAAACTCGGACCCGGTGCAGTCACACCGGCCAAAGTCGGCGCGGGCGTTGTCACAAGCCACGACGTAGACAACAACGCAATCGCAATGGACGTCGTGCCAATCACGGCTGAGCAGTACGCGGCACTTCCAGAGAAGGATCCGCGAGTATTGTACCTGGTCACGGATGGGAACTCGTCGGTTGAGGTTCCTGGCGGCGGCGGTAGCGGCGGCGGTGGGGGTACGGGTCCGCAGGGGCCTGCCGGGCCAGCGGGACCGCAGGGGCCATCGGGGCCCACGGGTGCGACTGGACCGGCGGGGCCGGAAGGGCCAGCCGGTATCCAAGGCGAACCTGGACTCGGCATTCGATTTCGTGGTGAGGTCGCTACGGTGGCTGAGCTGCCGACTACCGGTCAAGTGCAGGGCGATCTTTGGATAATCGGAAACCGCGACGACGACAGTTCGCCGGCTGAGTCGTATGTGTGGGATGAGACTGACGGCTGGTTGTATGCGGGGAAGATTCAGGGGCCGCAGGGGCCGCGGGGTGTTCAGGGTCCGGCGGGGCCTGCGGGTGCTGATGGCACGCCGGGCGTTGATGGCGCGACCGGGCCGCAAGGCCCTGCGGGTGATGCTGGCGTTCAGGGTGACACGGGGTTGCAGGGGCCTGCGGGGCCGGCTGGCGCTGACGGTGCGACGGGGCCTGAGGGCCCGGCTGGCGCGGATGGTGCTCCGGGCCCGAAGGGTGATCAGGGCGACCCGGGCAACGATGGCGTTCAAGGTATTCAGGGCGAGCAGGGAATCCAGGGTGAGCCTGGCCTTGGACTGAGATACAAAGGCGAGGTCGCGACGCTGGCGGAGCTGCCCACGACTGGGAACGTGAACGGTGATCTGTGGGTTCTCGGAAACCGCGACGATGACACCCAGCCGGCTGAGTCCTATATCTGGGACGAGGCCATTAACGACTGGGTATATGGCGGCAGGATCCAAGGGCCGCAAGGCGTTCCGGGCGTCCAGGGCGTTGAGGGCCCGAAGGGCGATCAGGGTGTGCCCGGTGCTACGGGGCCTGCTGGGCCGTCTGCGGTGTCGAAGGATGCCAATAATGCGACGACGTTGGGTACTGATGGTTTGGTTTATACGCCGTTGGGTGGTGGCGCTGTTGGGCCGCAAGGTCCGGAGGGGCCTGCGGGTCCGGCTGGCGCGAAGGGCGACACTGGGCCTGCGGGCGCGGATGGTGCCCCGGGCGTGGACGGTGTTGATGGGCAGCAGGGCATTCAGGGTGAGCCGGGTCTCGGTATCAGGTACTGCGGCGAGGTTGCTTCGCTGGCGGAGTTGAATGCGATCACTGGTCAGAAGAATGGCGACCTGTGGGTGATCGGGAATCGCACGGATGATTCGACGCCTGCTGAGGCGTATGTGTGGGATGAGGCGCAGCAGGTATGGATTTATGCTGGCCACATCCAGGGTGTGCAGGGTGTGCCGGGTGTTGATGGTAAGGATGGTGCGGCGGGTCCGAAGGGTGACGCGGGTGCGACCGGTCCTGCCGGTGCTGATGGTGCCGTAGGGCCTGCGGGTGCGGACGGTGCGGTTGGCCCTGCGGGCGCGGATGGTGCCCCAGGAGCCGATGGTGCGGATGGTGCTGATGGCCCTCCTGGCCCGACAGCCGTGTCGGCTGATGCGGGCAACGCGAGCATCTTGGGCACTGATGGTTTGATTTTCACCCCTGCGACTGCGGGTGGCGCGTTGGTGACTGCCCCGTCTGCGTCGGCATTCCCGGCTACTGGTGAGCCCAACAAGGTGTATCTGGCGGAGGACACCGGGGATGCGTTTAGGTTCGATGCCACTGCGAAGGCTGGCACTGACAGCTATGTCCGCATCTCGGAAACCACGCTGTCTACCAAGATTGAGGACTCGACGCAGGTTGGCCGCGATCTGGTCACGGCGGTTGATGAGGCTGCTGCACGCGCCACGATTGGCGCGGAGGATGTTGCGCTGAAGGGTCAGCCTGACGGTTATGCCCCGTTGGACAGTGACGGACTGGTGCCGTCTGTGCATCTGCCGCAGGTAGGGCCGGTTGATTTGCGGGAATGGCCCGATATCCGTAAGGCCGAGTGGAAGATGACGCTGGGTGCGGAGTACACCAGCGGCCAGAAAACTTTGAAGAACAACGTCAGCCCGTTCACTGCTGATGATGTTGGCAAGGTTGTTGTTGTGTCAGAAAATAATGGCACTGGCGGCAACGGCGGCTACACCCGGTTCATGGCGAAGATTGTGTCGGTCGATGCCGGTGGTGTTGCGACGATGGATTCGGCTGCGCCGTCGTCGGCGGCGAATCAGCGCATCAATTGGGGCTTCGATGCCACTGATGCAATCAATGCGGCGTTGGCTTCGCTTGCCGTTGATGGTGTGACTCCGCGTGAGGCGTATCTTCCTGGCCGGTATCGGGCTTCGCAGATTGTGATTCCTACATCGGTGACGTTGCGTGGTTCGGGTTGGGGTAGTTACGGCGGCACTGGGGTGACGATTGCGGGAACTGTTATCACGCAGTTGCCGGGTTCCGAGAAAAGCCTTGTGGTGTTTGCACCGTATCCTGGCTCCACCGATTTTGTTGGCCCGGTCGGTTTGTCGCACATCAACTTGTGCGGCCCGGAGGCGAACGTCCGCAATAACGCCCCCACTAAGGGCAGTGGTGTGAGTTTCCGTACCGCTGCCGGTGTGGGTGTTGCCTCGCAGGATGGTTGCGAGTTCCGTGGTGTGCAGACGGCGTTCTTCCCCGAGAACGGCTTTGAGGTTCCTGCTGGCGGGTTGCCGTTGACGTTGGAGGGCTGCCGGTTCTTCTACAACGGCAAGTATGGGTTTGATTACGACGGCCAAAACGATATGCGGACCCAGATGATTCACTTGTTGAATTGTTCTGCTGACGGCAACGTGTCGGGTGGTGTTCGGTTCCGCAACATCACGTCGTATAGCGCGATTTCGGTGACGGCGTTTAAGTCTGAGGCCGATTCGAGTGCCCTGTATGGGCAGCAGACCGGATGGAATTACGTTCCTGGTTGGCCGGGTGTCGGTGACACGCAGATGGAAGCGTTGATCTTTGAGGATTGCGATAATTCTCCGGTCACGGTGTGTGGTGTGAACCATGTGTACGGGGGGAACTCTCGCGGTCCTGGGCCTGCGATTCGGGTGAAGTCTGCTACGACGAAGGTGCCGCGCATTTTCTTCAGCGGTATCGCTATTCGGGCTACGACGGGCACGGTCACTGATTCGGTGACGTTGCGGGATTCTGTGAATGCGGTGGATATTCCGCTTGCGGAGTCGGGTGGTTCGTGGCCGCCGGCTTCGCCGCGTGTTGCGGCGTTGAAGAACAAAGCCGGTGAGAACACGGTAGTGGTTCCTACTGCGACGGGTGTCGTGAACTATTTGACCGTGACTGGTGGTGTGGCTACCGGGTCGCCGACGATAGGTGTGCAGGGCGCAGATGCCACCTCGTCTATTGCGCTTGCTCCTCGCGGCGCGGGTGGGGTGCAAATCTATTCCACGTCCGGTAACGCCCGACTGGTTGCGAACGGCTCCACCGCCGACGTGAACATCAAAATTGAGACACGCGGCACCGGGGCGCAGTTCTTCGCCAACAATGACCGCTTCGGCATCAAAGTCAACGTCCCAGCGGACTCGGCTGCCGCAGGCAAGATGGGTTACTGGGCGTGCAACGCCACCCACCTGTTCATCTACACCGGGGACAACACCACCCACACTTGGGCGAGGTTGCAGATGGAAACGACGTGGACAAGTAGTGATACGGCTGTCGATCTGAAGAACACGGTGAAGGGTTCCGCAGCCGGAACCCCAACGGGTGCTTTGACCCTCTGGACGGGCACCAAATCCCAGTACGATGCGATCCCGTCAAAGTCTGGAAATACCACCTATGTGGTCGTTGGAACGACAGCGGTAACCGGCGACATCATGGTCGATGAGGGTGCCGAGACAGGCGACATCGCGGTCGAGCCGGTTGTTGAGCCGGTGGCCGAAGAGCCGGTGGCTGACGCACCTGTCACCAAGTCCACGCGGAAGAAGTAGCGGTGCTGATTCCGGGAGCGTCGAACAAAGACGCCGAAGCGGTGTTCGTCGGCGGCACGCAAGCTGCCGCCGTCTACCTGGGCACCACCTTGGTGTGGCCCACCGCCACCCAAGGAACAGGCGTCATGGGTGAACAGTTGATCATCAACCCCACCAACGACTCGGCAGGAGTATTGCAACGGTTGACCATCCCGGCAGCAGCCACCAAATTCGATGTCGTATTGATCGGCGGCGGCGGTGGCGGCGGGGACGGCGGCACACTCGGCCCCGGCGAAGGCGGCATCTGCGGGGTGTGGCAAACCGCCACCTACACCGTGGGCACCGACTTCCCGGCCGGGCACAACCTCACCATGTATGTCGGTGCCGGCGGCGCTGGCGGAGGCGCACTCATCAACACAGGCGGCGCACAAGGCGGCGGGTCTGCCCTGCTGGACAAAAACGAGGGAGTAATGCTCCTCCTTGGCCCTGGCGGTAAACCCAACAAAGCCCCCGACAGATCCGGCCTCACCCCACCCGACTGCGTCTTCAACGGCCGCACCTACAAAGGCGGCGCAGGCGGCGTGTCAGCCAACCAAAACGGTGTCGATGGTGCAGCCCCCGGCGGCGGCGGCCAAGGCGGCAACGACGAAGTCAACGGCAACAACGGCGGACGAGGCGGCTCCGGCGGCATCTACCTGTACTTCTACTAGGAGCTGCCGATGTCGCAGGAAAAGATCGTTGCAGCCTCAATCGGCGATGTTCCCGTCGTCAACTACTTTTGGGGCGGCGGCCCCAAACAGGAGTCCAGCCGCCAAACAATTATTGCGGTTCGGTGGGGCGAAATCCCTGTCGTCCGCGCCATCCTCGGCCTGACTACCGTCATGCGTGTCGCCCACGTGTGGGACACCTTCAACCGCCCCAACGCACCACTCGACGCCGACGGCCGTTGGGTTGACTACGGCACCGCCACCGAATACCGGGCAGTAATCGAAAACACCGTCGCCCGCATCGGCATCCCCGACGGACTCACCACCCAAACCCAAGCCACCTCATACATGCGGTGCGCAACACGCAAATCCACCACCGACGACGGCTACATCCAATGCCGCGTATTCAGTGTTGGCGACACCACCGGCCTGAAAACCTTTGACACCGCCGTATTCGCCAAAGTGAATGACGATTTCACCGCTGGTGTCGGCATCCATTTATCTGGCAACACCCTCGGATTGGTGGTCCGCAACAACAGTGTCGACACCGTCGTCGGCACATACGGGCAGTTCTCCACCAACGACATCATCCGCATCACTTTCAGCGGCGACGACTACACCGTCAACTGCAATAGTCAACAGCGTGGAACGTGGACGGACAGGCTTGGCCAAATCGTGTCCGACGCTGGGCATCGCAGCCTCGGGATCCGCGTCGAAGGCGCATCCGGCAGTGATGGTGTCCGCGCTTTCTCGCCGGCACTTGACCACGTCGAACTCGGTTAAAGAAGGGCAACGCTGTGTCTGACAAACTTATTGCGATTGATACCGCCGATCCGCGTGGGTCGCAGTTCGCCACGGTGGTGAACGACGAAATCAAGTATTTGATCGCGCAGAACGGCGGCGGTGCGGGCAGCACTGGGCCTGCGGGTCCAGCGGGACCGGCGGGACCGCAGGGGCCTGCCGGTGCGACTGGTGCCACCGGCCCTGCCGGGCCTGCCGGTGCTGACGGCCAGGACGGTGCGGTCGGACCTGCCGGGCCTGAAGGTCCGCAAGGCCCCCCCGGAGCGGGTAGTGGCGAAGGTGTCCCTGGCCCCGAAGGCCCCGCAGGACCAGAAGGGCCCGCCGGTCCCGAAGGCCCCGCCGGTCCCGCCGGAGCTGACGGAGCTGACGGAGCCCCAGGCGTTGACGGAACGGACGGAGCAGACGGTGCGGTTGGCCCTCAAGGTGTACCGGGTGCAGACGGCAAGGACGGGGCTGACGGTCCACAGGGTGACCCGGGGGTGGCGGGTCCGACTGGGCCGACGGGTGCTGCGGGTGCAGATGGTGCCGTAGGGCCGGTCGGTCCCAGCGGCGTCGAAGGGCCCGCTGGCGTTAAAGGCGACCAAGGCATCCAAGGCGAACCCGGCATTCAGGGTATTCAGGGTGAGCAAGGCCCCCCCGGTCTGGGCATCACATTCAAGGGCTCTTTGCCCACGGTCGACGATCTGCCTGACGGTGCCACACAGGGCGACCTGTATGTGGTGGAAACCCCCGCCCCGGCAACGGCATGGGTGTGGGACGAAGCGGAAGCCGCCTACGTTGATGGCGGCCCGGTCCAAGGCCCGCAAGGCATCCAAGGTCAACAGGGCATCCCGGGTGTGCAGGGCCCGGCCGGTAATGATGGTGCGCCTGGTTCGCAGGGCCCGGCGGGCGCGGACGGCGCGGCAGGCCCGACAGGTCCGAAAGGCGACACCGGGGCGGTCGGGTCGAAGGGTGACACCGGCCCTGCCGGTCCCGCGGGCGCGGACGGTGCCACTGGTCCCGCCGGCCCGGCTGGCCCGACCGCTGTGTCTGCCGACGCAGGCAACACCAGCAAGCTCGGCACCGACGGTTTAATCTTCACGCCCGCCGCGTCGGGTGGCGGCGCATACCTGCCCACCGCGGGTGGGGAAATGACCGGGGCCATCACCCTGCCCAGCGGAACAAACGGTCTGGTCATCAAAGGCACGAATTACAACCTGTTGGGTGGTAGCGGCGGTGTCGCTTTCCGCAACAACACCAGCAATATCGTCAACTTCTCTGGCGGTGAGGTCGCGGCCTACGTCCCGATCACCACCGCTGGTGCCGGTGTGGGTGTGAAGTTCGGCTCCGGCGGCCCCACGCTGTCCAAGTCGGGCACGATGATCGCCGCCTCGGCCCCGATCACCGTGGCGGCGGCACCGGCCACCAACACCGAGCTGGCGAACAAGGCGTATGTCGATGCCCAGGTTGCAGCCGGCGGCGGTGGCAGCTCGGTCACCAACCCCGTCGCGGGGTCGGTGGCAGGGATGACGATCTGGACAGGCACCCAGGCCGCCTATGACGCCCTCACGAAGTCGGCCACCGGCGTCTACTTCATCACCGGTTAGGGGTCGACATGCCATTCGATACCGCAGTCGGCGACACACCGATCGTCAAAGCCTATGTCGGGACCACCCCGGTGATCCGCACCTACGTCGGCGACAAACACGTCTGGCCGCCGTTCAGCGCCACCGTCACCTACGTCGGCTCGCAGGTGTTCACCGGGACCGCCAGCGCCACGTTCCCGGTACACACGCCTAACGATCTGCTGGTGATCTACGCGGTGGGCGGCGGGGCTCCTGTCGCCCCGGCGGGATGGATTGATGTGCCTACCGGCCAGTCCGGTAACCCGGCAGGGACACTGGCCTACAAGTGGGCCACCGGCACCACCGCGAATACCGGAGTGTGGAACGGCAACGCCGCAGGGATCATGTATGTGTTCCGCGATGTCAACAAGACCACCCCGTTCGGGGCGGTCGGCACCAGCCTCGGCAACGGTCTGGTTGCCACCGCCCCTGCGATCACCCTGACTGAACCCAACGGCTCGTCGCTGGTGGCGCACCAGTATTTCAACAACGGCACCACCGGGGCGTGGACGAACAAGGCACCGACGAACTTCATCATCAAGAACCTGAACGCCCGCATGGCGAGCACCCTGGCCGTCGACACCGCCAGCACCGTGGTGGGGGAGTCCTCGCTGACGCACTCGTCATCGCAAGCGTGGCGGTCGCTGGCCTTTGAGGTTCTAGCAGAGGCAGTATCGCCCGGCCTGTACGACGTGGAGATTGAGTACCTGCCCGCGTATGAGGTCCGGTTCACCGCACTGACCGATTACGCCGAGTCCGCCAACGATGCGTTCTTCTTCCGCTGCTCCAACGAGACCGGCCTGGACGGGTACGTCGGTCGCACGTTCACTAAGAAGTTCTCGGGCACAGCGCCCAAGACCTGCACGTTGCAGGACTACTACGGCGGCGGTGCTGGCGGCACGATGAACACCATCACGTTCAGCGTCTCCCCGAAGTCCACCGTCGCCGACGCACTCGACGGCGTCACCGCTGACGCGCCTGCTGGGGCCATCAAAGGCAACGCCGACAGCGGCCTCTACCACATGCCAGGCGACCCCCACTACGACGAAACCATCGCCGAAGCCACCTTCACCACCGAAGCCGAAGCCAAAGCCGCCGGCTACACCAAATACACCAAACGCCGGAAGAAGACGTAGTCGTGACCCGCGTCGTCGTCATCATCTGCGCCGTCATCTGCGTCACCACATTCACCATCGTCTACGCAGGTGTCAACGCCATCGCCGGAGAAACCTGGCCAGAAATGGGAGCTAACTGATGCCCGCCACAGTGCTGAGCTACAACACAGCCCCCGAACTGGTCACCCAGGAGACGTATTACAACTGCGGTCCCGGTTCGAGCCAGCTCGTCCTTGAAGCCCGCGGCATCCATGTGTCCGAAGCTGAACTCAGTGGCGTCCTCGGAACCACCACCGACGGAACCCCATCGATCGACAGCATCGCCAACGGCCTAAACCACTACGACGGCGAGTCGCAGTACGCCTCGATGTGGATGCCGAACGACCCACCCACCCCGGACGAAGTCAACCTCATGCGGGAGCGGATCTTCCGCACCATCGCGTGGGGTCGCGGCTGCGTCGCCAACGTCGTCGTCCCCCCATCAAACTACCCGCGAGCAGTCCCGAAACACGACCCCAACCTGCCCGGTGCTGAGGGTGTTTCGCCGAACTACGGCGGCGGCATCGTCTACCACTACATATCGGCGCTCGGAGCCGACGACTTCGACGACACCGTGATGATCGTGGACCCCGGGTTCCAGCCCAGCACCTACTGGGTGACAGTGTCGCAACTGGCAACAATGGTGAGCCCGCACGGCATCGTCTACGCCAGCGGCGCACCGACCGTGGCACAACCCGGCATCCCCACCCTGCCCGGCCCTGCCGGCCCGATGGTCGCCAACGCGCAAAAGTATTGGCCCGTCACCGCCGACCGGTTTGTCACCTCCCCGTTTGGGCCGCGTGACGGCGGGTTTCACTCCGGTGCGGACTTCGGGTTTAACGGCGGCTCCGGTGACCGGCCGGTGTTCGCCGTCCAGTCAGGCACCGTGCAGTACGCGGGGCCTGCGCAAGGGTATGGCGGCCCGGATCCGGCGGGCTGGCTTGTTATTGATTCTGATGACAGCCAGGGCGGCGGGTGCTGGGAGTACGGGCACATCGTCCACCTACCGAACATCGCGGTGGGTGCGGCGGTGCGGGCTGGGGATCAGATCGCCACTATCAACCCGAACGAAGCAACGAACGGCGGTGTGGCGCCGCACTTGCATTTGGCTTATATGGCGCGTGGTTATGACCCGGGGTCTAAGCAGGATCCGCTGCCTGTGTTGGATGGTGCGGCGGAGCCGGGTGTTGTGGTTGCGCCGTCCGCACCTAACCACGCCGCACCGCCGGAGCAGACGTGTCTGACTGGGCGCCCGCATCATCACAGCGAGAATCCGCCGACTGACGGCCAAATCTTGGATATGCGTGCCGAGGGTTTGTGCACGCAGGCTTTGGTGTTCAAGATTGCGGAGAAGTTGGGTCTGGACGCCGCCGGGATCTACCAAGCGGCCCGGGAAAGCTTCTAGTCATGTCTATGCCGTGGGATGCGGCCCCGCCACCGCCCCCGGCCCCCGCACCAACCCCGCCGGCACTGTTGATGGCGGAGCAGATGCAGCCCGATTCGCCGATCCCGGCTGTGGTTCCGCCGCCGGTTTCGGCGACCGCCACTAACACGGCGACGGGGCAGAGGGTGGCTGTGGAGATTGGTGGGCCGTTGCGTGCGGCGATTGATGCGGCGATCGCCGACGCGGTCACCGCTCACCCTGTTCTCGGGACGGCTGTGACGGCGGTTGTGCGGGATCGGGAACGCGCCGACAGGACATTGATGCAGTCATCACTCATTGACGTCGTGGTGGCCATTGTGGCGGCCTTAGTGACCATCGTGTCGCCGGACAGTCAGGCGGTCGGCGTGTTGTGGCTTGCCGCCGCTGTGTTGGCGTCAAGGACGATGCTGACAGCGGCGATCGACCGAATGGTGGTGGTGCCGTGAAGTTCAGGGGTAAGGAGCTGCCGACGCCTGCGGTGATTACTGGTGTGGCGGGGGTGTTGTGGTTGGGTTCGTTTGGGTTGCGGGCGATCAAACCGGATATGGCGATCGGCCCTGCCGCGGACACGTTGATGGCGACGTGCGTAGCGTGGCTGGCGAAAACCCGGTTGGCGAAGAACGGCCAAGACGATTTGTTGTCTCAGGTGTTGACGACGTCGGTGCTGCCGTTCGTGTCTTCAGCGCACTCCGACCCCGACACCCCCACCCAGGGCAGCCCGGCCCCGTACACCCCAAAACCGACCACCTACAACCCACCGCCGTACACCCCGCCCCGGCCATCAACACCGCCGAAACCGACCCCAGGAGGACTCCCGTGGAGCTGACCCCCGGAACCCTAGTTTTACTTGGCCTGCTCGTTCTGCTGTACGGCATCCTCGTCGGCGGCACCTGGGTTAGGCGCACCCCCGGCAAAACATGGGACACCGTGTCCACCATCATTTTCATCGTCGTTGCGGCCGTCGCCACCCTCAACCTGGTGGTGGTGGGGGCGCGGCAAAACGACGCCTTCGCGAAAGCCAAAAACCGCCTCGATTGCGTAAGTGAGCAACTTGATGCGGTGCGGGCGCAAGCCCCAATGCCAAAATGCCAGATCGCCTGGGACGCCGACTAGTCGCTGCGGAGTTCAGTGATGTTGAGGTTGATCTGTGAGAGTGGTTTGTCGGTGATGGTGCTGATGAAGTCGCGGGCTTGGCTGGTGATGTCGGAGTAGCGGCGGGCTTGGGTGAGGTCGGAAGTATTGATGCCGCCATCGGGGTAGGTGTAGCCGTCAAGTTCGGGTACTTGGATCATCCACCAGCGGTCTTCGCGGTAGACGGTGACTTTGTAGGTGTGCATTAGGTGTCCTCGCATTCGTTTTGGCAGAGCTGGATGGCTTTGTTGACTTGGTGTCGGATATCGGAATTGACCTTTGCAGAGTGGGTCGGGATCACGACGCTGTAGGTGCTGCGGGAGCAGGTCCACCTAGTGTGGCTGCCTTTGGCGGGCCGTTTGGTGAAGCCAGCGGTATTGAGTTGTTTGATGGCCCCGGTGAGTAGGCCGTCGGACTCAGTGTTGACGGGCGGTTTTAAGGTCGGTTGGGGCACCGCTGGTTTTTGCCGCTTATGAACGTTGAATCGCGGCTTCTCGGCTCGGATTGCGGCAGTCTCTGCGGCAAGCAACTCAAATGATGAAGCAAACCCGCGTTGCATGGTCACCGTCGCGGCCTCGGGGAAGAACGCTGAATCCTGACGATGCTGCGAGAACCGCGCCCACACGTTGACCGAGATCCCGACGTACAGCAGGCCATCGTCAGCATCAAAGAACCGGTACAACACAAGTTTATCTGCCGCTGAATTCATTTTGTGATCCTTCCTCTACTTGTCTAGCCAGCGCCGGAGCGTGTTGGCGCGGTCAACTCCGAAGAGTTGGGCTAGTTCGACTTCGGTTATTCCGAGCTGCTTGCCGTCCTTGGCGGCCTGGACCGCGTCTTCGGTGGCGTCTTTCCAGCCTTTGCGGTGGGTGGCTAGCCGTTTGGCGATCTTGGCAATCCGTGCCCGCACTTCTAGTTCCTCGTCCATGTAGAACACTCTACACCGTTACGTGTTGACATATCTACAGAGTTCTGTAGACTGGTCTACATCACCGGGGAAACGCCCTGACCGACCAAAGGAACAAGCCATGAAGAAGACCATCACCGCCGCCCTGATCGCCGGAGCCGCCACCGCAGCCCTCATGGGCGCCGGCACCGCCCAGGCCGACAGCAACGACGTCGCATTCATCAACGTCCTCAATAGCCGCGGCATCAAGCCCAGCGGCAACGACTACACCGGCCTCACCAACTGGGGCAAGGCCGTGTGCAATCAGATCGACGCAGGCAACTCAGTCCTGTCGGTTGCGCGATCCGTGTATCGCGTCACCCCACTGTCCGATCTCGACTCCGGCTACTTCGTCGGCGCATCCATCCGCGCGTACTGCCCGTGGGACTTGCCTCTTCTCGGCATGTGACCCCCCTTCCAAATCCACTCCACCCGAAAGGCACTCTCATGAAGTTCAAGACTCTGACCGCCGCGGCCGCGCTCACCGCCGTCGTGCTGGGCGCTGGCGTCACCGCGCCCGTCGCATCCGCGTTGCCCCCGAACTGCGTCCAGCAGTTTTGGATGATTGGTTTGCGAAAAGGGCAGCGCACCATCTGCGATGGCCCGATGGCCGCTGACGGTTCGTGGTTGCGGGGCCGCTCGTTCAACGCGCCGGCGTTCACTGCGGACGGCTACTCCGTGTGCTACGGCTACGGCTTCTGCACCTTCACCATGCCCAAGGAGGTCGCCGCGATTGACCAGCTCGAAACCTACCGCGTCACGCCTGACACGGTCCTCGGCGACGAGCCCGGCTATTTGGGTGTCACACCGGCCGCTGTCGCGTAGCTCGACGTTCGCAGGGGAGCCCCGGCCGGTCTGGTCGGGGCTTCCCTGCGTGACTATCGGGTACAGATGGAGTACACCTGACCCGCCGATAATGCTTTGAGCTGCACCTCCGGTAGGAATCGAACCTACGACCTAAGGCTTAGAAGTTCGCGACATCGTGGGTGCTGAACAGGGTCTTTGCACGTAAACCGGCATACCGCACCACAATTGAGTTGCACCGGGTTGCAGGGAAAAGCACCGGGATGAATCACATATGGAGTACAGCCGAGTACAGTCCCCACATGCGCAGCAAGGGCGACGGCACACTCTTCAAACGAGCAGACGGCTACTGGGTCGGCGGCATCGAACTCCCACCCGGCCCCGACGGGAAACGCCGCTACAAACGAGTCGTCCGCAAAAACCGCAACGACACCATCACCGCGCTCCGCAAAATCAAAGTGGATCTTGACGCCGGCCGCATTACCAACCCCACGACCCTGACCGTTGAGAAGTGGATGAACTATTGGTCTCGCGAGATCCTGCCCCACCGCAACCTCAAACCCGAAACGAACAAGACGTACCGAACGACCATCCGGTTGTACATCGTCGCGTACATCGGGGCTTTGCGCCTAGACCGGCTCCACCCGTCCGATATCCGCACCCTCTACGTCAACCTTCAGAAGGACGTGTCATCGAGGGCGGCGCAGAAGGCACACCAAGTGCTATGCCTGGCGCTGAAGGCCGCGGTGCGCGACGGCGTGATTGTCAGCTCAGTCATGGAACGTGTCGATAAGCCGGCGCACGCTAAGAAGGCGTCGCAGGCGTTCGACAAGCCGACGACCTTGCACCTACTCAACACTGCTGCGGCGACGCAGGGCGCGATGTGGACGGCACGGTGGATGCTTGGCTTCGCCACCGGTTTGCGCGAGTTGGAGCTGCTGGGCCTGGAGTGGGATCGGGTGCATTTGGATCGGGCGGTCATCGACTGCGCCTGGCAGATGCAAAGGTTGCAGAAGGCCCACGGCTGCGGTGAGCCCACCGACGGCGCATATCCGTGCGGCTACAAGAAGAGCGCCTACTGCCCCGAGGGTGGCTGGGATTTCCCGGCCGGGATGCAGTACCGGGAATGCACCGGCACCCTGGTGTGGACCCGCCCGAAAACGAAGGCGGGCACCCGCATGATCCCGCTCGTTCCAGGCATGGGGGAGGTGCTACGAACCCTCAATGATGGCGGCCCGAACCCACACAACTTGGTGCTGCACCACCCCGACGGGAAACCGTTCACCCAAGACCAGGATCAGAAGATGTGGCGGCGCCTGTTGAAGGATGCGGAGATTCCGCATGTTCCGCAGCACACGATCCGGCACACCACCGTGACACTGCTGTTGGATGCCGGGGTGGACTCGTATGTGGTGGAGTCGGTGATCGGGCATTCGGATATTGCGACGACCCGTGATTATCAGCATGTTTCGTTGGAGTTGGCGCGTCGGGCGTGGGCATCGTTGGAGCCGGTATTGACTACTAAAAGCGATTTTGGCAACGCCGCGCCAAACCGGGAAGTGGGCTAAATATGACGGGTTTAACGAAAATTCGACGTGTTGGCAAAAGATCGGTAGGTTAACGGAAAGTTACAACTTTGGTTGCAACGCCAGCTATCTGGTCTGCGATCCGCTTGACACTGACCCCCCGTTCGCAGCCCAGACCACCGCTGCCCAGATCCCTCGGAGCCAGCCGTATGGTAAGTCAATTTCGTAAACTGCTGGACACCGTGGATCCCCGCGAGCTGACCGCAGAAGATCAACAAGCCCTGCTCGATTTGTTCGTGGCTTCACGTCAAGCCCAGAGTTCTGGGGGGGGGGGCTTTCTTGTCCAGGCCCCTCTTACGGCGTAGCCGGTTAGCGTCGTCCCTGCGGGCCGTTTAGCCCCACCCTGCGGCTCAGCTCGCCAACCAGTTCCGCCTCGGTGAGGTCGGTGACGGGCCGGCGCATGTTGAACCGCTGGCGCAGCTCGTCCATCAACTCCATGTCGGGGTAGTCGGCGATGGGTGTGCGGCCTTCGGTGGCGGTGCCGGCCTCGTCGGCGGTGACGTAACCCGCCACGATGAGTGCCTCGACGGGGTTGAGGTTGAATCCGCGTGCGAAGGCGACAACATATTCGGCGCGTGGCGCGTTGGTGTCTTCGCGGAGCCATCGGCTGATTGCGGTTTGGCCCAGGCCGGTACGTTCAGCGACCTCAGCTTGCGTCAACCCTTTGGTGTGTCGCTCTACATACGGTCTCCATGTACCCATAGGGCCGAACTGTAGCCCCTAATCGCTACTTATGCGAGCCGAAATTGCTGGTCAGAGAGTTACACGTATGTCATTTAGCAGGTCGGCCAGTTTTGCGACCTGAAACTGTGACCTGCGGTTAGCACTTAAATGCTGTTTTAGCAGTCCTGCGACACTCATGCGTGTTGCCATAAATCAGCGGTGCTACCAAGTTTAGTTGTGCTACGGTGGCCGACATGGCTGACCAAACCGCACCGGATAGCGGTGGCTTGCGCTCACGCTCCGAAGCCGCCGAATACCTATCCATGTCGATGCGCCGCCTCGACGAACTGATCAAATCCGGGGCTCTGTGCGCCGTCCGCGACGGCCGCTCAGTGAAAGTGTCCAAAGTCGAGCTGGAGCGGTACATCTCTGCCCTGCCCGCCTACGAGCCAGTGAGCTACGGGGTGTCGGCATGAGCGCGGAAATGGATTTGTTCTCCGCGTCGGCTAGCCCGTTCGACGCCATTCGCATGACCGATCCTGTTGACGGCGATCTGTGGTCTGCACGCGATCTGATGCCGCTGCTTGGCTATGACGAGTGGCGAAATTTCGCGGGGGTCATTGATCGCGCTCAGGCAGCGTGCGCCAATGCTGGCGTCAGGGTGACGGGAAACTTTGTTGCCGCCAACAAAGTTTCAGGGGCACGCGGACCAGCTCAGCTTGACTTCATCCTCTCCCGCTACGCCTGCTACCTCGTCGCCATGAATGGCGACCCGCGTAAGCCGGAGATTGCTGCGGCGCAAACCTACTTCGCTATCAAGACCCGCGAAGCCGAAATTGCACTGCCGGCACTGACTGAGGACGAGATTGTTCACCAAGCCCTCGCCATCACCGCCCGCCGCGTCGATGAACTCACCGCCAAAGTCGCCGAACTGGAACCGAAAGCCGAGTTCTACGACGACTTGATGGATGCCGACGGCACCTACTCATTCCAGGCCGTCGCAAACATCCTCGGCTGGGGCCGCAACGTGATGATCCGAGAACTACGCCGCGCCGGAGTGCTACAGGGCAACCGACTTCCGTATCAGCGGTATGCGCACCACTTCAAGGTCATACCGACGACCTACGTCAACCGCGGCACCGGGGAAACCGTTCCGACTGCGACAACAACGGTTCTACCGAGCGGTATTGAGTTCATCCGTAAGCGCCTTGCCCGCACGGAACTGGGTGTCGAGGTGGGCGCGTGATCACTTTGTTCATTGACGGTCTCACTGCGACAGTCAAATTCGTCGACCGCGTGTTCACTGCGGCCGAACAGAACGTGCGTCTCCGGGCTGCCCTCCAGCCTGTCGATGATGCGCGGCCCGCCGGGGTTGTCCCCGAAACCAGCCCCGGCGGGCAGCCCATCGAATCCACATCGGAGTTGTTGGCGATGGCGGCGACGGAGATTCAAAACCTGGCCCGCATGTCGTTCACCACTTCGATGCCGTGGGTCGAGACGTTCGCCGCTGACCTTCGTGACCGTGCCGCCCAACTCTGGGCGGCGGGGGATTAAAGCCCCATCAAATAAAGCGGCGCCGCCCGGGACTAGCGGGCGACGCCATACCCACTGGAAATCAAAGGAGAATCAGTGAGCAAGCAAAGAATAACTGGCAGCGACAACATCACTTTGTTGTGGACGCCTCGGGACAGCATCGACACGGCCAGCCAGTTTCACCTCGAAATGGACAACGCTGAACGTGGCGTCCGCGACGACGTTGAGATCGCCGACCCGGTGCAGATGCGGCAGGCGTTTGATCCGCAGGGATGGCTGATGTCGCAGTCCCGGTTCCGCAAAGCCAAGGTGTACGACTTCTTGGCGGTCCTGTTGATGTTGGCGACGATGGCCGCGCTGGGCTGCGCCGTGTTCTTCCTGTCCACGCCGCAAGCCAAAGCCGACCCAATCGACCCGGTCGCGGTCGCATACGCAGCGCACTACGCGGGTGCGGTGTGCGCCACCCTGGACGACTTCCCCAACCTGAACGGCATCCTGGGTTTGGTTTCGGCCATCCAAGACGACGGCCTGACTGCCGGCCAAGCCGGTGCCGCCATCGGGCTGTCCGTGGCTGAAGCGTGCCCGCGCTACGAACCACTGCTGGAAGCCTTCATCAACCGGTACGGGTCGGTGAACGTATGAACCAGCGACGCCACCTCGAGTTGCTGTTGAACCGGCCCGGCGGCCACATCGTCGCCGTCAACCCACACCACTGCCGATTCGGCAACACCCACCAACCCGTGTGCGTCGAAGACGGCTGCCACTACGTCGGCCCGTTCGTGAACGAAGCCCGCGCCCGCGAAATCGCCGAAGAACACCGACGCAAAACATTGGAGAACCACCGATGAGCGACGACTGGCCCATCATCCAATTCAAACCCGGCCCTACCGACGCCGAGCTGGAAGCTGAACGCGACCGCAAACACAACCTTGAAGTTGCTCGCGAAACCGGCGTCGAGCACCTTTGCCTCGCCCCGGCCCCGCAACGCTACGGCGCATTCGGAGTGTGGCCGCGGTGCGCCCTCGTCCGACACCACACCGGCGTCCACTCCACCACTTACGGCAAAACGTGGGCGGCATCGTGAAGGGCTTCGCGATCCTCGCCACGATCTTGGCGTCGCTGGTGGGTTGGCTGTTCTTCGCCGCCAGCGCACGCGCCGACACGACCACGCCAGCCGCGATCGTGGTGGTCGTGTGAGCGACATCGTCTGGTACGTCGCTGTGGTGATCGTCGCCATCGCAATGGTCGTCCACACCGGCTGGTGGCGGTAATGAACAACGACAACCGCCGCACATTCGTGGAACGCCTCGACGCCGCAAAAACCGGTGAGCAGTTCGGAGCCGTACTCAACGACCTGTTCGCCCACCTCGACAACGCACGCGACCAAGAAGAGGACAACGAATGACCAAAATCTATTTGTGCCCGGTTTGCCGCCGGGCCGTCAAACCCACGCGGGGCGGCAACATTCCCGCTCACCTTGACTCCATCCGTGAGGACACCTGCCCCGCGGGCGGCTATCCGTTCGACATCACGTTGGTGTTGACACCGGAGTTCGGGCTGGTGGCGTCGTGAGCGTTGCGATTCAGCCCGGATCACCGGAACACATGCGCCTGATAACTCCAAGCAAGGTGAGCGCGATTCTCGGCGTGTCGCGCTTTACAAGTGCATACCGGATCTGGAATCAGATGGCCGGTCTGGTTGAACCTGAACCTGCCAAAGAGATCTTCGCCCTCGGCCACGACTTTGAGCCGGCAATGGCTTCCATTTGGAAACGGCAAAACCCGGGCTGGCGACTCTCCGCAGACGAAGTGCAGATCGTCGTGCCAGCCGAACGGTTCGGGTTCCCGGCCGCCGTCACGCTGGACCGCAGAGCATCCCGAGGCAGGGCACGCAAAGTGGTGGAGTTCAAGACCGCGAGGGATCTGTCGCAGTGGGGTGATTACTTCACCGACCAGGCGCCCGCCGACTACGTCGCCCAAGTCACCGCACAAATGCTGTTTAGCGGCTACACCTCGTATCCGGCTCACTTGATGGTGTTGGGCCCATTTTTTGAGGCGCACACCTACGTCATCGAGTTTGACGCTTTGGTGGCAGCCACGATCGTGTCGCGCTGCAAAGCGTTCTACGACTCTTTGCAAGCCGGTGTCCCACCCCACCTTGACGATTCGGTGTCGTCGTACCAGACCGTGCGGGAGCTGCATCCCGACATCACGCCCGACAGTGTGGTTGAGGTCGATCCTGAACTGGCGGTGCAAGTCCTCCAACTCGACGCCGCACTGAAGGACACGGAACGCGCCACACGCGGCCACAAGTCGCTGCTCCTCGACGCGATGGGCAACGCCCAAACCGCCATGTGCGGGGGCGTGAAGATCGCCGACCGGCGCCCGCACGCCAAAGGCGGCGTCGCCCTGGCGCTCGCCACAAAGAACCTCAACCAACTCAACACCAACACCGAAGGGGAACTATCAGCATGACCATCGAACCGATCAACACCAACGAGATTGAACTGCTGCCACCGGCCCGGCCGGCGCAGGCGAACTCGACCGCGCAGTTGATGTCGCACGTCCAGGCGATGGGCGCCGCCAAACAGCTCGCCGACGCCCTGTGCGACACCGACATGGTGCCCGCCACCTACCGAGGGAAACCCGGCAACGGCGCCGCAGCCATCCTCTTCGGCCAGGAACTCGGGCTCAACCCCATCCAGTCGTTGCAGCACATCTTCGTCGTGCACGGCAGCCCCGCGATCTACGCCCGCACCGCCGTCGCGTTGTTGAAGCGCCACGGCATCAAGTTCCGCACCATCGAAGAATCCCCGACGTGCGTCACCATCCGGGCCGAACGAGGAGACGAAGCCGAAGAGTCCACCTGGACGATCGAACGCGCCCAAAAAGCCGGGTTCACTAACAACAAAAAGTATTCGACCGAGCCGCAACAGATGTTGTATGCGAAGGCCGCGATGGAAGTGTCGCGGCGGATTGCCCCCGACATCCTGTTGGGCATCGCCTACTCCACCGAGGAGTTGGAGCTGTCCGAATCGCAGCAGTCGTCTCGGCCAGTGCAGTCTCAGCGCCCCGCTCCGGCTGCGCCGCGGCGTGGTGTGGAGGGGCTACGCAACGCGATCACCCCCGCCGCCCCGGTAGAGGCTTTGGTGGTCGACGTCGAACCCGAGCCGGCACCCGAACCCGCCCCAGCGAAGCGTGAGGCGGGTCAAGCCCCCACCGGCATGGCACCCACCACCCGCAAAAAGTGGGTTGCGTCCATGTTCGCTGCGCTCGCTGAAGCGGACTGCGAAGAACGCGACGACCAACTCACCGTCATCACCGATTTGGCGCAACGCCGCCAAAACCCGCCGGAGCATCGCGACGGCATCACCGACGACGAACTCCGCATGGTGGTCAACGCCTTGAATGCGGCCCGCAAAGACGGTGCACTCGGCCAGGTCGTCACCGACATCCTCAACAACGCCGCAATACGCGAAGCCGGCATCACCGAGGACGACGACCTGTTCGCCGAAGACGATGACGCATGACCGCCCCCGCACTGTGCCGCGTTGAGTTTTGGGTACCAGGCAACCCCGCCCCACAAGGCTCAAAATCGTTTAAAGGGTTTGCCGGTAACGGCCGCGCCATCCTCGCCGAGTCGTCCAAATCGGTCGGGCCGTGGCGTGAACGTGTCGCCTTCTTCGGGATGCAAGCCATGCAATCCGATGCCGCCACACCATTCGCTGGCGCGGTCACCGTGAGCCTCGAGTTCATTTTGCCGCGGCCTGCGTCGGCGTCGAAACTCAAAGTGCTACCCGCAACGAAACGCCCCGACCTTGACAAATGTGCCCGGGCCTGTTTGGACGCACTCACCAACGTGTGCTTCCTTGACGACTCTCAGGTCGTCCAGTTGGTGGCGTCGAAACGGGTCGCGTTGTTTGGTGAGCCGTCGGGCTGCCAGTTCACTGTCACGGCGGGGCCCGCGGCGTGAGCGACAACGAGTTTGACGAAGCCGCCGCCGAAGCATTCCTACAAACCCCGGCCACCCCGCTACACAGCGGCGTCACCGGCATCCTCGCGGCCGCCGACAAAATTGAGGCCCGCATCGTTGAGGCCGAGAAACTCCACGCCGCCCTCGAGCAGATCAAACAGCTCCACGCGGCGATCGTCATGCCCATCAACGACCATTTGTTGCTGCTGTGTGATCACTGCTGCTTCGACGACGCCGGCCAGCAGACCGATGATTGCGCCAACAGCCACGAACACACCGTGGATGGGCCTGCCTGCCACACCGCCGAAATCATCGCCAGGAGCGGACTGTGATCACACTGACCGACCTGTTCTGCGGCGCAGGCGGCAGCTCCACCGGGGCCGTCAACATCCCCGGCGTTCAAGTACGCATGGCATCCAACCATTGGGATCTCGCCGTAGAAACCCACAATCGCAACCATCCTGACGCAGATCATCTGTGCGCCGACCTGTCGCAGATCGACCCCCGCTACTTCCCGCGCACCGACATCCTCTGGGCATCACCGGAATGCACCAACCACTCAGTGGCACGCGGCAAAAGACGTGCCGACGCCCAACCCGACTTATTCGGAGAAATACTGCCCGACGCCGCCGCGGAACGCTCCAGGGCCACCATGTGGGACGTTCCCCGCTTCGCCGAGGTACACCGCTACGAAGCCGTGATCGTGGAGAACGTCGTAGACGCCTGGAACTGGGAGCCGTTCAGGGCGTGGCTCATGGCAATGGACTGCCTCGGCTACGACCACCAGCCCGTGTTCCTCAACTCGATGCACGCCCAAACATTCGGGCTCGGTGCACCGCAGTCCCGCGACCGCATGTACGTGGTGTTTTGGCGGAAAGGCAACCCGGCACCCGATCTGGCTCGGGTGAACCGCCCCGACGCACTGTGTCCGCAGTGCGGGCCGGTGAAGGCTTTGCAGTGGTGGAAAAGGCCGGCACCGAACTGGGGCCGCTACCGGGCGCAATACCTGTACCGCTGCCCCAACGTGAAATGCCGCAACAGTGTGGTGGAGCCCATGTTTCGGCCCGCCGCGGAGATCATCGACTGGGAGTTGATGGGTCAAAGGATCGGCGATCGTGCTAAGCCGTTGGCCGATAAGACGTTGGCCCGCATCCAAGCCGGGATTGACAAATACTGGGGCCCGTTCATCACTGAACACCGGCATGAGTACCGGACCCGGGACATCACCCACCCGATGCAAACCGTCGCGGCATCCGGTAACCACTTCGGGTTAGCCGTTCCCGTGGAAGGCCGCGACGGTAAGCAAGCCCTACCGGTCTCGGTGCCGGCGCGAACTATGACGACCCGCAACGAGACCGGGTTGGCATTCATTGCGGAGCTGCGCGGCGGCGGATCGAAACATCGGGCCGTCACCGAACCCCTCGCCACCGTCACCGCATCCGGTAATCATCACGGCTTGGTCACCACCTACTACGGCAACGGATCAACCAACACCACCGACGACGCCCTATCGACCTGCACCACCGTCGAACGCCACGCACTGCTGATGCGCAACAACAGCAGCAAAACCAGCGGCGCCGAAATGTCCACACCGGTCACAGAGGCAATCCGCACCATCACCACCACCGGCCACCAATCCCTCCTCGAGGCGCAACAGCCCACAGTCGACGTCAACGATGTGCTGTTCCGCATGTTGGAGCCGTCTGAGATCAAACGGGCAATGGACTTCCCAACCGACTACCTCATCCTCGGCAACCGCCGCGAGCAAGTCCGCATGTCCGGCAACGCGGTCACACCGCCAGCCGCACGGGATCTCGTCGGGGTCGTCGCCGAATCACTGCGGGCCACCCGATGAACCACGCCTGCGAATGCGAACACCCGCCCGCCGACCACTACAACCAGGTCGGCCCCTGCGAACACTTCGAGGACGACTTCCCCTGCAACTGCCCGTTCTACACCTTCCAGGGAGATGACTAGATGCCCTCCGACTGTGGTTCCACCCGACGTTTACAAGCCCTCACCGCCATCGGCTGGGACACCGACACCCTCGCCCACGAACTCGGCTGGACAACCACCCAACTCACCCAAGCCCTCACCGGACACACACCACCACACACCCGACACCACATCACCCAGCTCTACAACCAACTCTCCATGACCCCCGGACCATCCACACAAGCCCGCCAACACGCCCAACAACACGGCTGGCCACCACCACTCGCCTGGGACGACGACGACCTCGACAACCCCACCGGCACACCCGCACCCGGCTGGCAACCCAAAACCAGCACCCGCCAACCATTCCTCACCCGCTACCAAGAATGGCGCACCCTCGGCTACACAGACCTCGAAATCCTGCACCGCTTCAACATCCGCCCCGACACCCTCGCCACCATGCTCCAACGCGCCGGCCAACCCGTCAGCCCCCAACTCTCCCAAGCCAGCCACCAACACAAAAACCGGCAAGCCTACGCATGACCCGAAACAACCGTTACCGAAAAACGGAACCGCAGCGCAAACCCCTTGCCTGGCAACACTTTGCCGCCGCAGTCGCAAACGGATTCCAGCCACCACAAGGACGCGGCCGATGCCGAGAATGCGGGTTTCACGTAGCCACACAGCAACACCGGGCCGGATGCCCCAAGGAACGCAGCAGTGCACCCTCCGCGAGTACACAGAAACAGCCACACACGCGCAGAAGCAAACAGGAGCCGACGCAATGACCGAACGTAGGTGGGCCACCGAACTCGAAGCCGCCGACTACGCACGAATCAGCGGAAACACGTTGCGGCGCTGGCGCTCCGAAGGCCGCATCGCCGGCTACAAGATCAGCCGCACCGTCCGCTACGACCTCAACGAGATCGACGCCGTCCTCGCAGCCGCAGCGGACAACGCCGATGGCTAACGCGACCGGGATGATCCGTGAATCCATTTGGCGTGACGGCGACTGGCGACTTCTGTCTCGCGGCGCCCAGGCCCTCTACATGCAACTGATCTCCCAAAAGGAACTCGACTGCGCCGGCGTCCTACCCTTACAGCCACACAAATGGGCCAAAGGGTGCGCCGACCTCACCGTCGAACAAGTGTGGGCCGACCTAGACGAGCTACAGCAGTGCCGATTCGTGTTCTACGACGTCGACACCGACGAAGCATTCATCCGCAGCTACGTCCGCAACTCAAATGTGTTGAAGATCCCGAACATGCGCAAAGCCGCCGGGAGGGCAGCCCTACTCGTCGGATCACACCGCATCAGAGCCGCCCTCGCCGTCGAACTCAAAGCCACCAAACACCCCGACTTCGCCCCCATCGTCACCCAACTCGCACCCCCCAAAACCCCCAAAAATACGAACCCTTCACCTAACGGTTCCATTAACGGTTCACCGAACGGTTCCGCAACCCTAACGGAACCCACGGGTGTGGGTATGGGTATGGGAGAGGGTGTAACTGTTGGTAATCAGTTAAGGGAGGGAGCGCAAAACGGCCGCCCCCAATGCCCCCGACACGAAACCAACACCGAAGACACCCACTGCCGGCCATGCATGAAACGCCGCGAATGGGACGAAAAACACCAAGCCCAACAACAAGCCAACGA